TTATACCATATTTTGCTTTTTGAATGTAACGTATCTCACCAGAGCATAATACTTTTTTAAAAAGAAATGTTGTATGTTAAAATGAGATAAGGAACTGGTTTGGCACCCTATGGCCTCTTTGAGGTCGGCGCCTAAGTCAGTTCCTTTTTGTAGTTCGAGATAGAGCAACAAGGATATAAAAATCATGTCTTATACACCAATAAAGCGCCCTCCCGATAGCTTTTAGCAAAATCAAGCAAGATTTCAGTTTTAAGGCACTTATACTCTATTTTATCAACGCAAAGCACTTTGTATAAATCGCAAAGCTTTTTGGTCTCTTTTGGCTTTTTTGTAAACAAATTAGCGAATATCTCACGCTTTACCTCGTCCAGATTATCTCTGTAAGCTTCAATCTCTGTAACCAACTCCACTGCCTTATCCTTGAATGCTCCATGCTCGTTTTTTCGTTCCGCTAGTGTATGCAGCGATTTGTAACTTTTTAGAAAATAGTAGGCTCTTCGTGTGCTCTCTATTTCATCTAAAACCATATAGCTTAATCCTTTCCCTTTTAAGTAAAAATATTGTATACTAAAATTAAACAAAGGAAGTAATCTTGTTCCCCTTGTCCACTGTGTGGTCGGAATGATGGTTTCTTCCTTTTTTGTACTCCTGATCACAATATAAGCACCCTGACAACTGCAACGTGCTTATAATATAATTTTAACTTCCTTAATTTCGTACTCGAAGAGTTTCGTCCATCGTATTCCTGACTTAACTGACAGCGCATCATATTCTTCATCAAAGATATCTTTATCCTCATAAAGACAGATACCTTCAAATTTTTGATTATCAATATCAATAATTCTGACAACTTTGTTATTGAATTTCTTGAGTTCCATCAGTCTCCCCCTTTCTCAGTATGTCAGTAAAATGAACATCAGTTAGCCTATATTTAAATGAATTGATTGTCTCATTGCTTATTTTCAGGGGTGATTTTGTTTAACCAAGCATTAGACTAGTATTCTTCAGAAAAAGGCCTTGTCAATCAATCGCTCATATTTCTCAATGGCATTATACTCAAAATCTTGAAATTTCGCCACAGATATAGGAGTGTTTTTGATATCTAAATCAGATATAGAATTATTTTCTTAGGTTAACTGCCCCAAAGTTCAAACAAGCAGAATTTCCTCTCTTTTCCCTTTCTTTTCAAGCAAAAATGTTGTATACTCTAAGTAATGAGGATTGGTTTCGTGCCCCTTGTCCGTTTTCACGGTCGGCACTATAGTCAATTCTCTTTTTTTATGCTCTGATAAGGCTCCTTGCTTTCTTTCAGGCCGATTAACTTTCTTTCTTCAGCTGCAGCCTTTTTCTCCGAACTCCATTTTTTAGAATAGACAATCTGCCTGCGCCCACTTCCTGAAGGTAGTCAACAGGACACCTGGAATTACTGTGCCTCTTATATACTTCAATTAGGAGTCTGGATAATTATAAGCTCCTGCTATACCCTTAAATCAAGATTCTACTGTCTAGCTGATTTACAAGGCCGTCTAACTTATATCGATTTAAAATCGAACTATGAACAGAGGTCTTGTTTTTAGATTCATCATTCAGAATATTTTAGATAAACTATGAGTACACGATTGCTTTGTCATAATCACCGCCTAAAAAGCCCTCTAACAACCTCTTAGCTATATTGCAATACCCATTGCCATCTGATAAATTAGAAGCTGTTAAAGAGCCACTCAGAGTCTCAGAGAGAGTCCGACCGTCATTCTTCCTGAAGAGGTAGAGGCCTTTCTGGCGCTGAGTTATCAAAAAAATATAGGGGCAATATCTTTAACCTTTACCCTGACCTGACTCTTGAGCATTCGCAGGCTTATCAGAGCCCTTTATGCCTGTCAAGTCTCGGATGATATCAGCATCAAGATAGCCAGGTATTGCTTGATTGAGCTTGATAGCTCCATCACCAATCATGGTCAAGGTGTTAGCGTCTGCCTCAAAGAGAGGTTCCCATTTCGCGACCGTATTCACAAACTGACTGCGCAAGTATTTCCATTCATCACGCAAGCAAGCTGCTACATACGCCACATTCAGCAAACCAGACCCAAGAGAGCGCTGTGCCTTGCGTCCAGCAAGTCGCAGATTCTCATGGCTTGCCCTGATAGCTTCTGCAGAGGATGGATTGTCTGATACAAAGCCAAGGTCATCGAGTGTCAATCCCATTTCACCAGCAAAACCGGCCGCTGCTAGTCGAAGCTGTTCGGTAAATGGTGACATGTCCGATGTAGTGAACTGACCAACTGTAGGCTTCTCCCCGTCGTCATCCTTGGTGAACTGCAGCATGCTGGAGACAGTTGCTTTCCAAGTATCCATTGGCTCAGCGTCTTGACTCAATCCCAAGACATACTTTTGAGGGAATGAGTAGAACTCAGCTGTCACATCGGCTCGCTCAAGTGTCCGTTTAGCATACCTCTGATATGACATACAAGCCCTTGTTATCCTTGACCGTCCAAAAGGACGCACAGCATCTGGTCTATGAATAATCGGAACTAATAAAGGAGTACCTGCAGGATTTGGAATCATGAAATCTTTTCCTTGTTTCAACAAATACCAGGTTTCTGTCGGTGTGAAATAAGCCTCTAAAACGGGCACCCCATACTCATCCCTTTTTAATACTGCATATCCTTCGGTTAGTAAGCCAGTGATAGGATCTATCACACCAGTAGCGTTGCTGGCCTCGATTACTTGTAGTCTAGGTGTATCATCTTCACCTTTAGAGATATAGACGAAAGCACAAGAGCCAATTAAGGCTGATAAGATGACCGAGTCAAAAAAGACATCAGGATTATTTGCCTGAAAAATCTCATTAACCTGAAAATCATCGTTTTCAAACTCTCGGAACACCAAACGATCCGCAAGGCTATCAACACCCTTAGCAGCCCATCCAAGAACAGCTCTATACTGTTCACGAATATTAGCTGGTATCGTGATGCTAATCATTCTCTCACGATATTGCATCGCGTACTGCTTATATCTCATGTCAACCCTATCCCTGACATTTGCCAGCTTATTTCTTAGATAAGGTATTCCTTTTAAATCCATTTTGTTTTCATATCCTTTCATTTCGCGCGAGAAAATTTGTACAGTGACGGCGTGAAGCTCTCAAACTCCAAAGGGGAGGGGGATACCCCCCATACCAGATTTTAAAAAGAAAATTTTAAAAATAATTATTTAGTTCTTTTGTCATTTTTCTCATTGCATCATCCAGCGCCTTTTCATCATCTGTCTTTACACCGTGAGCTTTTTTAGAAGCTTCTAGCTGTTGTTTTGCTTCAAGTTCTGCTGCTTGATAGCCTGCAGCTTCTCGCTCCTCTTTCATCTTGTTCAGTGATTTCATCCAGAGTTCTTGTGTTGAATCATATTGAGCTTGAGACTTTCGTCTTATCGCTTCTAGGCCTTCCTCTGCTTTCTTGCATCGCTCTTCTTGTTCCTGGGTTGCTCCCTCAACCATTTTGTCATACCAAGAATAAGGATTGTTCTGTTCTGTTTCTGTCATATTGTAGTCTCCTGGTTCTTTCTATTACTTTTTGTTATGGTTTATTATTATCAATGATCAAGAATGTGATCAAAAAGTTTTTCTAATTGATTTTTGTAGTGATATAAGGCTTGTCTAGGTTCATAAGAAATACCGAAATAGAGGTTACTAATTATTGCACCATCTTTGCTTTTTTTATAATCCTCATTATTCTTACCTAGCTCTTTGACAATTTTCTTTAATAATGCATCAACGCTTTGAGTTTTTTCTAAGGATTTATCTCCTAGTTTATTGATTTCTGTAATTTTTTCATAAGCTAATTCAAAGTATGTTTTTTGTTCCTCGTTTGCGAATTTTTCAACATCTTTAATCATTGCATGAAATTCTTCGTAAGGAATCAAAGGGGAGTTTTTCAATGTGGTTAATTGTTTGTCATAGAACTCTCTTGTATGTTCTGCAATCCATAAGTCGTCCTTAGCTTTGACATATTTTTGTGAATCGATTTCTTTTTGAGCCTGTATCAGCTTTTCTTGAGCATTTGAAACGGCTTGATTCGCCTTAACCAATTCAGCTTCAGCTTTCTGAATATCTTTTTTATTTTGTTCAATCATTTTTTCGATTTTAGTTTCAATAGTTTGTAGTGTTTCCATGTTTCGTTCCTCATTTCTTTTGTCTTTTTTGATAGTACTTATTGTTTTCGATTTTCTACTGGATCTTTGTTGTTCACCTTTTACCCTCTTGACTAAAAAGAAAAAGAGACGCAACAAAAAGCTACTTAGCTTTAATGTTACGCCTCTAGTTGTCTAGTCAGCTATCTTTCTTTAATTGTTGTTTCAATCTGGATAATTCTTCCATCTTGACTTGTGAATACCACATTTCCATAGTCTGGTATTTTCTTCATCTCAATTATACCATTTTTTGGGAAAATAATAAAGTTATCCTGTAAAAATGGCGTGTAATCTTTACTCATATTTACCTATTTTTCCTTTCTTCTACAGTATCCTGAATTTAACATATCTTACATTCTGTTAGATTCAACTAGTCTCGCTCAACCTTAGTCTTATCAAGGCATTGAGCTGTTTTTCTAAAAATGAATTTACAAACTCTCAATATGTTAAATACAATAGATTTTTATTGCTAAAATTCAATGTATTTCCAACCGTGCCATGATAGTTTATGAAAATCCTAGACCATGAGCTACTTACTGTATTTCTAATTCCTCTGAGCTAGAAAATTGCTAATATATGATGTAGTTTTAAGTTTTTTTCTAATTGAGGATGGTTTTTCTCTCAATTGATGCCGGTTTTGATGTCGGTTTTTATTTTTGAAAATCCAGTATTACCAAGGGTTGATGACGGATGAGGACGGTGATACGGTTTTTTTTAATTTCTTTTTTAATTTCTTTTTTTTATTCCTTTATTTTTTATTTTTTCTATTTTTCTTAAAAATATCCGTCATCAATCATCAAAAGGGTACTCAATATATGATAATAAAGGATTTTTGCTTTTCACCTATCCGACATCTTGCCGGCATCATCCGTCCTCCAATTCCCTGTTTTTCAAATAACCCTTTTCTTGCCCTCTCTTTTCTATTCCCTTGCCTTGCATTCTATCTGTGCTGTAGTTTTTAGCTGCATAGTGAGGGAGGTCTTCCTTAGGTGAAAATCCTCTTGGCAACATTTGACCAGCTGGAATGTTGGCTTTGCCAGGTTTAAAACCATCTGGAAGATTGTTTTTAATCTCTCTATGCAGAGCATTGGGAGTCAGATCATTTTCTATCTGATAATATTCTTTAAAGCTCAGCCAAACCCACCAGACAAAGGAGTTAGGGAGAAAGGAAGATACTAAGTTTTTCTTAAAGAAATTGCGAGTAAAGGATACCACCTCATTCACCTCTTCTTGAAAGTCGTAAACTGCTTTTTGAGACGCTTGAGGATTTAACTTTAAATCTGTCTTAGTGTTTAAAGCTAGGCAAAGTAAATACTCTAGTACCTCTCTACGGCAGATATAGTCATCTTTGATGGCTGGGTTTACCTTTCCAGCAAAACCGCCTTTAAATGGCAAAATCCGGAATCGTCGACCAATAGCATCAGAATCACCGTTTATGATAGGCAGACCATTGGATGACTGGATGATAGTCATTTTTAAATTGATAGAGTAGGGTGTTTTCCCTTTTTCTTCAATTTTGATAGGATCTCCAGTGGTTAAACTAAAGAATGTCGATACATCTTTGATTTTCACTCGAACTTGGACATCATCACCTATTACAACGGTCTTGCCTACCAGTACAGAGGTCTCAAACCGGCTTTTATTCACCTCGTTTATTTTTAGGTTTGCCACATTTTGAGCGCCTACAAGATTTTTTATCAGCTCTTGAAAGGTTCCTTTACCAGTTCCCCCTTTGCCTAGTAGCCAAAAAACATTTTTCAAGCTCTCGCCTGTGACGCTGGCTTTGATGATCTGCAGTGCCATCCTATACAGTTCATCGTCTCCTCCGAACAGATTTTTCAGCCATTCAGTTACTTTCCAGCCTTTTATATTAGGTTCTTTTGCATCTGCAATATAATTACAGTCAATCTTCCTAATCACAAGCTTTTTGGGGCTAAATGGCTCTGTTTCGCCAGTTTTAGCATTGTAGATCAGATTTCCCAGCGCAGTATAACGATTATCAGCTTTTCTGCTGATAGCTGCTCTGGATAGCTTATAGATAACATCAAGGGCTTTGCGTTCCGTCAGCTCTGGATTGACAACGAAAATCAAATCTTTTATAAATTCCTCGTTTGTCTCGTAGAAGCCCCTATCAGGATTGTAATAATACAACGGTTCCCGTTGGCCCTCCATGTCATTCTTTAATCTGACAAAGTGTAGCCGTTGGCGTAGAAATTCAGCAATTTGCAATGCGCTTCGAGGCATTTTCCTTGCGGCAGCTTTCCTAGCCTTTTCCTCGGCTGTCTCTTCTGCAGTTTCTGGAGCTGTTGCTAAGGCTTTCTGATAAGTCTGTTCGTACAGACTTTGGAGATCATCTTTTAAAAGCTTCCTAACACCCTTGAAAGTCTTAAAATAACAGTCTTCTTGTAATTCTTGGGGCTGCCCTCGTTCCTGGTTGTCCAGTTCTGTTGACTTATCCTGCTTTACCCCTCTGTCATCCTCGATGATCGACTGTATGATTTCTTTTTCTGTCAAGTTACACCCCTTTCTAAATTGCTTAATTCTTTAATAAAATATCTTGCAAGAGCTGGGCGCTTCACGATAGCAGAGAATAGCCCTGCTATATCTTCACAACTATAACCGTTGATATATAGTAAGCGGACGAATAAGGCTGTTTCTTGCTTAGTGTAAAGGCCTAGCGTCAAAGTTTCTAGTATCCAGCCAGTCAGTTTTATCCCCGTTCCCTGTCGGTTTTCTTTGATTCTGACTTTTTCAAGGTCTTTTAAGACGGTTATTAGTTCTGGCTTAGCCAGAGATATTGGCATATCTCTTACTAATTTCCAGCCGGCCAGTTTCAGATTCTTGCTTTCTAGCTTTCTAAATTTGATGCCTTTATAAGTGAATTCTGAAATATAAACATCCAGTGGCTCAAAATAGAGGAATTTATAGTGATTCCCTTTTTTATAGACAGCAGTGGGGTTTTCTTTCAAGAAGCTAAACAGTTTCATAGTCTGAGGAGTAAAAGTTAATTCCATAATTGTATTCATGCTCTTCCTCCGTTATCATCCACTCCCAGGAAAATCAAAATATCTTTTATTTTGTAAAATACCTTACGAGTATCTTCGATAGGCGGCTGGTAGCGTTTCAGACCTCCCAGCTCCCAACGCTTCAAAGTGTTGGCCTTAATTCCTAATTCCTTTCGGACCTCCACAGCAGACATTAAACCCAGATGTTTAGCCTTAGGACGTGCATAGGATTCCAAGAAGCCAGCAACCAGAGATAGAGCCTCTGTCTTTAATTCCTTTTCAGTTTCTGCGCTGAATAGTGCCATATCAAGGCCACCTCCTCTGATTTGCCATGACCTTGCCGGCAATTTTTCCTAGAGTTTTGTTCATAAGCAATATTTTTTTATCTTGCTGCTCCAATAGGTCCAATGTTTGCCACAATATCTTGGCCATAAGTTGAAAGGCTTCTCTTGTTGGCTCATTCTGGCAAGTTTCAATAGCTTTAAGGCTTTCTTTTATTGCTTTGATATCTTTAGACTTAATCAATGTTCGTGCCTCACTTTTTTCTTTTTAGATTTTCAATTTCCTTGGCCATGCTGCGAATGGTTTTCTGTTGTTCTTCCAAAATCCCAATTATTCTGCCTATATGGTTACTTATTCCAATAGCGAATTCACAAACCATGCTATTGAATGATCCATCATTCTGAAAGTTTGCTAGATTTGCTTCCTGGTCTTTTAATTCCTGCATATACTCAGAGAAATTGACAATGTTATCGCTTAAGGCAAATTTATCGGCCATTTTTGAAAGCCTCCAGCTCCTCAGCGTCGTCGCACTCCAAAAGCTGACTAGCTATATCATCAAGCTCGGCTATAATCGTTTCAAATACCTCATAGGAAGAGCTTAGATAGTTGGTTGCTAGGTGTGTAAAGGTGAATAAATCTCGGTCTTTTGCAAGAGACACCCCAGCTTGAGCCACTTGATCCATTTTAATTGTCTTTAGGATATTAGACAGTCGGCATCCTAAGCTCTGCAGCTCTTCAACGGTAAGTTGTACAGTTTTAGTTTGTTCTGTTTTTTCAGTCATTTTCTTGTTCCTCGCTTTTATAGTACTTATTTTCCGAGTTGTCGGATAAGGGTTTGCTTTTCTTCTTCGTTTACTGTATCTGCTACAAAAAGCACATCTAGCTCTTTAACGTAAAAAGCATTACGATTTAGTTTGTTGTGGTCAAAGATTGAAATTTCCATATTCTTCCCTCTCCTAGATATTTCTAATCGCTAGTGCTTATCATTTAGAAGTCCTGGAAGCTGTCGCAAATTCGATTAAATACGTCAATTAGGTCATTGTCCTCGACATATACAGCAGTAAGCTGTCCGTTGTTTTTGTATGTCAGTTCAATCACTGGCTGGGCATAGTTTCCAATCATGTAGCCCATTAGAGCATGGCCACCTGCTTGTGCAGCATCATGATCTAAAAAGTCGTAAGTGAAAGTCCGTTTTGTTGCTTTATCTGAAAATGTTTGTAGTTTCATGTTTTTTCTCCTTTAGTTGTACTTGCGCCCTGCAAGTTGGATATATGCCCCATATTCGGGGGTTAGTTGGTCGGCGGTGCTTTCTTTCGTCTGAGAGCTTTCTGTCACTCTAAGGCGCTCTAGTGAGCTCTGAGAGCTGTTTAGATGCCATAGCTTCCAGATTAGGAATAGCAGTAGTGAGACAAAGACGATTGCTTGCCCTGGTGTCATGTCAATTTCTTGAACCATTTGTTTTACCCTCATTCAAAAATTTCTGCGAGCTCTTTATAGATATGATCAGGAATTTCGTTCAGTGCTTGCTGCTGCAGCTGGATAGCTTTGAGGCGGTTGGTATCACTAGCCGTTTTCTTTTCGATAATCTCGCGAGTAGCCATCACCTGCTTGTAATAATCTTCTAACTTTAGCTTACGGCCGCCTGATGTCTGTTCTTCTTCTTGCTTTTTATTTCTCAAAAGCTCAAAGCTGACAATTTCCTTGTTCTTCATGGTGAAAGCTATAGCCTTGCGAGCTTTCCAGTTATTCAAGCGAACTTTTATTTGTCTGTCGGTCCAGTCTGGCAGGCGCTTTCTAAGAATGTCCATAGTGATCTGACCTTCGTCTTGCCAAAGCTGGGCTAGGTCTCCTTGTGTAAATGGTGTTTTAGTCATGTTGATTATCCTTATCTCTTTCTTTTAGTCTTTATCGGCAGTTTATAGAGTCGCCTCTCTGAGCGGTTGCATTTGATATCCCTTTTTGGTATAATCTAAGTATAAAAAGTATTCTTAAAACCCTTACGGCTTGCCTGCTAGTAAGTGTTTGAATATCTTAGAGTGAAAGGCTTATCAGTTGGTTGCTGCGTCAAGCCTTTTTTTATTGCTTCTAGACTTATTCAGCCTAATTGTATTAGTGATGTAAGCTCCCTTCTAATAATCTTCTGCAAGCCACTGCATGGCCTTTTGGTAAATGCTCGGCTTTACTTCGCCACCGTCTCGAATTTTTCGATAGGTAACTTGTGTAACTCCGATTTCCTCACCCGCTTGCTTAGCAGTCAATTTCTTGTCTGCTTGCTTTCGGCGGATTGCTTTTGCTTGTGTTGAGGTAATAAGCAATGATATCTCTCCTTTCTTTTGCTAACAAATTGTTAGCTTAGTTGCAGTATAGCGTATTTTTTGTTAGCTGTCAATAGTTAAATAAAAAAAAGTGAATTTTTCGTTAGCTTTTTATTGTTTTGTGATATAATTAAGAATGAGGTAATATATATGAATAGACTAAAAGAATTGAGACAAAAAAAAGGTGACACACAAGAGGATGTCGCTAAAGCTATGGGTGTGACCCGTAGAGGGTACCAAAAATGGGAAAACGAAGAAAGCCAAATCAAACCAGAAAAAGCTCAACAGCTAGCAGATTACTTTGAGGTTCCTCTTTGGTACTTACTGGGGTATGATATAGAAGGTATTATAAAAGCTGCAGCTAAAAGATACGAAGATGCTGGGGTAACTAATTATGAATATGTAGAAAAAATGTTCGAAGCTTCAGTTATAATAAAAAAATACATAGACGACGAGGAACGCTTCAATCTCCTTATTTCTGTTATACCGCCCAGTGACTACTCTCTATTGCTGCGTGATTTGATAAAAATAAGCGAATTACAAAACTCTAAAGATGCAGATATACTACTAAATTATCTGCTGTTAGAAGAGCATGATAAACAGATTATTTTTGAACTCATAACATCACTGGCAGACAAAAGCATAAAGAGTGCCGTTGCAAATAAGAAGGAGCAGGATGAAACATAATTTTGTACCACTTGATTTTTAAAAAGTAAATTTTTCTTCACATTATTTTAGAAAAATTCACGAAGTCAAGTAAAATCGTTGACAAAAGGTAAACAATATCATAAAATGGAGGTACTTAAGAAATAGCTATCAGGAAAACCTACGGGCCCTGACTGCGGAAGGCATCTCCAAGGAGGTGTCTTTTTTTGGTTCGACCATTCAAAAATATACATGAACAACTTGAAATATTACACTCTAGGGATCTTACATTAACTCAGTATCAAAGTAACAAACTTTATTTAATGACTAACAACTATTATTCGATTATCAATGGTTATAGTCGCTACTTTTGGAAATCAACTAATAAATATTACCCTAATACAAATTTTGACGATATTTCAACTTTGTATTTTTTAGATAGAGAAATAAAATTTGCATTTTTGAAAGCAACTTTAGAAGCTGAAAAACATTTAAAATCAATCACTGCCTATACTTTGACCGAAAAGTACAGAGATGATCCTTTAGGTTATCTTAGCGAGTCTTTCTACACGTATAATGTTAATGATAAACGGCAATTCAAGGATGTAGCTTTTTTAACAAAACGCTTTAAAAAAATTATTTCTAAACATACTCGATTACCTGGAAACAACCCTATTAAGAATCATAAGAACAATCACGATGGAGTCCCGTTTTGGGTAATGGTCGAATATCTAACTTTTGGTGAGTTAAAATTAGTTATAAAATACTTACCAAGCATTCAGAATAAGATAGCTAAACGTCACTATTCCTTTATATCCGAAAAATTACAAATCACGGCGCATTTTACAGGAAGAGTATTGCTCTCATTTATTGAAAATATTTTTGAAATTAGAAATATTTGTGCGCATGATTCACGATTACTGGATTTTAAATGTAGAAATAATCTTTTATATTTCCCACCTCTGCATGATAGATACAACATCCCCTCTAATGCCCCCAAAAGTGATGTTTATAATACTTTTTTGACTTTACAATGTTTCCTAAGTAAAACCCAATACGCTATTTTACATAATACCTTGCTTAAAAGAATGAACTATTTAGATAACTATCTTTCAAAAAGAAATAATTCAGTTCAAACAAATTTTATTTTGCAAACATTAGGATTTCCAAATAATTGGCACCAATCAAAAAAGTTGCTGCAGTAGCTTCTTGTAATAATTTTCTTGAAACTAAGTTGTTAAAACTATTAAAAAGTGATATTATTTTCTCAATGTAAAAGAAACCTACCAAGGTTACACTGCTCTAGGTTTGTATATCGATACAAATAAGGGTTAAAATGGGAAAACGTATCATCTTTTAAGATGGTACGCTTTTTTCAAAGCTTATATAAGCTGATTTAAGCCCTTTCTTTCTTTTCCAGATAGATTTTCACCTACCAACCTATCAAAACGAGCTCTAGGGTATTCTACAACGCCCTGGATACATTTAACCCTTTCTTAAAACCCTTACGGCTTGCCTGCTGATGAAAAGAAAGGGGAACTAATGAAGATTACTGAAGTCAAAAAGAAAAACGGCACTACCGTTTACCGAGCTAGCGTCTATCTAGGAGTTGACAAGGTTACTGGTAAAAAAGTAAAGACAAGTATCACTGGACGGACAAGGAAAGAGGTCAAGAGCAAAGCCCAGCAAGCGCAGTTTGATTTTAAAACTAATGGATCGACAGTCAAAAAGGCGGCACAAGTCAAGACTTATAAAGAGCTTGCAGCTCTATGGCTAGAAAGTCACAGGCTGACAGTTAGACCGCAAACATTTGCTGTGACCAGGAGGCAGGTTAATCATCATCTTATCCCTGAGTTTGGGAGTATGAAGATAGACAAGATAACGCCTAGCAGCATTCAGGAGTTTATAAACAATCTGGCCCATAAGCTTGTAAATTTCAAGGAGATTAACTCAATTAATAGGAGAATACTGCAGCATGGTGTAACATTGCAGCTGCTGGCATCTAACCCTGGGCGTGATGTGATTCTGCCTAAGAAGCAAAAGAAAGGCAGAGAAACAGTCAAGTTCATAGATCCGGATGATTTAAAGAAGTTTATCGATTATGCTGAAAAGCTATCTACAAAGAGCTATAAGCATTATTACCGCTTTGTTGTCTTTAAGTTGCTACTGGCCACAGGCTGCCGCATTGGAGAGTTGACAGCCCTGGAATGGTCGGATATTGACCTAAAGGAAAAGACAATCACAATCAGTAAAACCTACAGCCAAGAAATTCGGATGATAGGGGAAACAAAGACAAAAGCAGGTACTCGAAAGATAAGCATAGATCCCAGAACTACGCTTATGCTGAGACAGTACCAGAATCGTCAGCGCCTAATGTTCTTAGAAGTTGGGGCTCAGGCTCCATCTGTTGTGTTTGCCACTACGGTTAGAGAGTATCTGCCAAGGCATTCTCTCCAGCAGATTATTGACAAGCGTTGCGAGACTTTGGGCATCCCACGATTTACTTGTCACGCTTTCCGCCATACTCATGCTAGTTTATTGCTGAATGCTGGTATCAGCTACAAGGAGTTGCAATATAGGTTAGGACATTCTAATATATCCATGACCTTAGATGTGTATAGTCACCTATCCAAGGACAAAGAGAAAGAGGCTGTTTCATATTATGAAAAAGCTATAAATAATCTATAAGTCCACAAAAAGGTGAACAATTTTATAAAACAACTTATCTATAAGGGTTATAAACCTTATTAAATCAACGTTTGAAAGGATAATAAAAGAAAATATGACGAAAATTCGCGGATTCGAGCTGGTTTCCAGCTTTACAAATGAAGATTTGTTGCCCACGAGAGAGACGGCTCACGCAGCGGGCTCTGAATTGAAAGGGGCAGAGCGCCCC